GCTAACGAGTATATTAGGCTAAAGACTCGTGGTGGTCGTGGTCCGCAGCCAATCGGTAATGTTGTCGAGAAAGGCGTTGGTAAGAGAGAAATACAGCAAGGTTTCGAAGCTAGGGACGGCAAAGAGGGCGATGGGCCTTGGGTCGAGCTTGTTGATGCTCAGCGTCGTGGTATTTGGATGAGCAAGAGCCAACAGCTTCTGATTTTGCGTGGTAAGAAGCGTAAGAGGCTTTATATCTGGTTGAATGATTCTCCTAATCGGGAGATTGTGATCTTCAATGGTGAAAGAAATGGGAAAGTTAAGATCTACACCCAGGGTAGTATTGAGCTTAAGGCTGCGAAGGATATTACTCTTGATGCTGGGCGGTTGTTGAATCTGCGTGGTCGCCGGGTTCAAATGCAGGCTGATGCTGGTGCGAAGATGACTCTTGCGAGTAACATTTTCACTAATTGCAGAATAAGTGGTGCGGAATTCCGTGGGTTCTTCCGTGGTGTATTCCCTGGTCCTGGTGCTGGATTCCCAGTTACTTCTGGCACTGTTTCTGTCGAGCCTTTGGAACCTCCGACTCGTCCAGAGAAGATCGAGCCATCCGATCGGGGCCAAACGTATAATGGGCCTTATGAGGGAATTGATCCATCTGAATTCAACCCTCAAATTGATGATAGTACCGAGAACTGACGTATGATATTAGATTTCCCTTCTGGTTTTTATAAAAATATTCTCCCGCCTTCTCCGGAGAATAGAGGGAATGTTACATATGTCATTAGTACCGAGGCCCCACCGCGTGGGGCTCTTTTCTTCCTGAAGATTGCTAATAATTTAGCTGTTGCTTCTCCGTCTTTGGTCGCAACTGATCCGCAAGGGACGATCCAATTTGGTACTTTGCGATCTTTTCGAAATATTTCGGTTATCGATACTTCACCAAGACCTATTGGGTCTGTGCTCGAATTTAATGACGAATACAAGACCTTGGATGTTCGGAATGGTTCGTTAGACGAGTCCGTCGATTTCCCAAGGTTTAGTAATGTTTCGACGGACCCTGTTAACGCTAAATTGTATCAAGCTTACGTGACAGCTCAGAAACAATTGTTGACGGCATCTCAAGAATCTAGTATTAAGCAAGTTCAGATCGAGAACACAGAACGTTCCACTAATGCTGCCATTTCGAGTTTGCAAGCTACGCAAGAAGCTTTAAAGATCCTAGTTAATGACCAAGAACTCTTGGACACTGTAACCGATCTTGAATCTCAGATTGCTGCAAATGAGAGTTTGATCGACACTTTGCGTGATGAGATTTTAGCCTTGGACGTTCAGCGTTCACAATTAGCTGATTCAGTTCGTCGTTTGTCTAAGGTGATCTCATGACCGCACGTTATATCGGATACAATCCACCATTTGTTGGTGGGCCACAGGGCATTATGAGCCAGCAATCGGATGATCGATTGATTGCTAATGATGTACTACAGAATCTTTTGATTCTGCCGGGTGAGCTGCCTTTCAGGCCAGGATTTGGTGTTAATCTTCGAAATTTTACGTTCGAGAAGCTGAATAACAAGAACCTGTCCTTACTCGAACAAGAGATCGCAACGCAAATCATTGCGAACGATCCACGCTTAATCATAAAGAAGCTCGAATTGCTACCGTTTCCGGACACTTCTCAATTAGAAATCAATCTGGTCGTGACCTTGATCGAAGATCCCGATCGCAACATTGAGATCAAACGACTGATCCAAGTATTGGCTAGGAATTAAGATGACAACAGAAATCAACATCCCAACTGAACCACGAAGTTTCGCTGTTGAGTTGCCCTCTTCTAATCTGAGACAACTAGACTTTTCAGCATTAGACTACGACACCGCTCGGCAATCCCTTATCGAGTACGTCCGGACCTACTACCCAGATGACTTCAATGATTTCGTAGCCAGCAATGGTTTCGTCATATTGATGGATATCATAGCTGCGTTGACTGACAAATTGTCACTACGTACTGATTTAATGGCTAATGAGGCATTCTTACCAACAGCTGTGACTGAAGAGGCCGTTGAAAATCACTTGCAATTGATTGGTCAACGGATTCGTCGTCAAACTCCCGCCACAGTCGAAATGGAAGTCACGGTCGACCGTCCAGTATTCACTGATGTACTAATTCCGCCTGGATCATTGGTTTCTACCATTGGACCAGATGGATCTGAGCTGTTCTACGAAGTTTATAAGGGACCGGGTGATTGGACCAGTAATATTGTCATCCCAGCCGGTAAGCGTGGTGTTGTGGCCTGGGGCGTGCAAGGTCAATTTGTCGCTGAATTCAATGAGGTCGCTCTAGGCGGGCCTAACCAGCGATACGATCTATTTGACGATAGCATCCTGCCTGATCCAATTTATGTTGAGGTCACTTATGGTGGTGTCACTAGAAATTGGCGGGTAATTCAAGAACCGATTCAGATTTATGGCCCGCAAGATGAGGTCGTCGAGATTCAATTCTTTACCACTATTGAAGGCCAACCCGTTGCTCGTTTCATTTTCGGAGATGATTTCAACGGCAAAGCACCAATTTCGGGTTCTGAGATCGTTATCAGGTATCGGACCGGTGGCGGGACAGTTGGACGGATAGCAGCTGGTGCTATCGATCAGCCCCGTACTATCCGTCTGGACGGGAGATCGTTCTCCGTGAACTTTAGGAACATTTCACCTAGCGTCGGGGGTACGAACCGCGAAAGTGTCGCGGACGCTAAACGGAGAGCCCCTAGCACATATGCTTTACATTCTGTTGTGGTGACAGCAAATGATTATGCTCATTTCGCCAATAGCTTCAGTCATCCGGTTTATGGTGAGATTGGTAAGTCTGCTGTGATTTTGGAGACTTCTCCCAACAAGAACATCGTTGATCTTTATGTCCTTGCTGCTGGTAATGATGGTTTACCGATTTCGGCAACCGTCCAATTGAAAGAAGCTCTCGTCAGTTCGTTGTCTAGTTTGAATGTTGTGACTGATGAGATTCGGATTAAGGATGGTATAATCCATGCTATTGATCTTGAGATGATTGTCGTGTTGGATCGGAATGTTGATGGTCGGATTGTCCAAAATAAAGTCAATGATGCTTTGACTGGGTTTTTTGCATTGGATAATTTCGATCTTGGAGAACCATTGTATATTTCTAATTTGATAGAGACGATTGAGCAGATCGGAGGCGTGAGGTACATAGATTTAAAGTCACCCAATAAGAACATCATCGCTAGTGGCAGACTTGCAGATGGCGATCCCAACTTCATTGGGGTTAATGAGATCATCACTCTTGGTACCAGCAAAGTTGACTTTTTCTACGACAACATCGCTCCTGGGAATGCTGTGCTATGAACGATCCGCTAGATTATCAAGTCAAGAACTGGGGCAAATCGGCATATCTCGGTTCTTACAATGGTGTGATGGTCTGGCAGGGATTTATAGTGAAGGGCGATGGCGATGGTAAATGTAGTGTGCATCATCATGCACGTGATTACAATGAGATTATAGTAATCTCGGGAAAGATTCGGATCAATCATTTCCACGAAGATGATTTAATTAATCCTGATCGCTTTGTGGATCTTGTCTCCGGTGAGCGTGCCACCATTCATCCTGGTGTAATTCATCAGTTTCAAGTTTTAGAGGACGGAGTCATAATGGAATTGTATTGGTCCAAACCCGTCTTTGATATAGTGCGACACAATGTCTGAAAAATCAGTTATACTCTGGAATGTTCATTTCGATCAAGATAAATTCAGTTATACTTATAACAACTTCGAAAAGCTCATCCAGGCCGTTGATACTTTCGCTGATCTACAAATCAGCGATGGTATAGCTAATAAAGATGAGGCTATTGAGAAAGTCTCATCTAATGTTAGAGAGCATTTACAATTGGACGAAGCTGAAGGGATGTACGTCATTATGATCGGTGACGCACAGGTTCAAATCAAGAAAATCATTCTTGATGAACAGAATCCAGTGGTTAAGGCTTTGATCGCGGCGTATCCGCAAGTGAATAAGAAGACCAAGAAATCAATTGATCTTCTTATTTCGGAACCTCTATCTTCTTAACGCTCAGTATCGAGTTCGGCTAGTAGTTGTTGTTTCATCTGCCGAGTGAATTGAGCCCCCAATGCTGCAGTATCATAGGGGTGTCCCTGTGTGAATACAATGGGGGTATCGCCATCGTGGGGTTTGATGATGATAACAGCATCGCATTCGCCCGGAACGTTCTCCTTGATCGTGGTCATTAGTTCGACCATTCGCTCATCAAAGGTGTTTTCTGGTTGATTCGCTTCGTGTTGTTCTATCTTAGAAGCGAAATTTTCGTCAATCGGCTCTTGGGACGCATTATCTGACATGTTAGAGACTCTTTCTTTGAATTCGGATGAAGTTTATGAAATCTGTCAAAGACACTTTACCAATGTTGGATTGCCACTGCGTCCAGCGAAAGGCACGCCTTTAAAACTTAGCTACATCTGGAAACACGTACAAAAACTGACCAAGAAGTTCGTTGAATGGGACTTCACTTCTGACGAGATCGACGCATACATACGTATCGCAGCCCATCGAATTAGCCGATTGCCGCCCAGGCAGCAAAGTCTCCAGAATGTCGTCAAAGCTGACATGCTAGACTTCTGTTATGACGAACTTCAACGGCAACAGACGAGCATTGATGAGCTACAAGTTGAATTCCATCAAGTACACGAATGGTTCAAGGCAACATGTGGCACCGACGCACAGAGTCAGTTGACTCATTTGCTTCGAAGGCATAAAGCAGGTGCTCTCCCAAATATCATAGTGTATTTTCAACAAGGGCAACTGAGCAAAGCCTACATTGCGTTCTCTTCAGTATGCCGCGAAGCTCTTAATGTCATTGCTCACCACCATCCCGACGAACGCAAGTTCTGTGCCAGCAATGCCGCGTTGCATTACATGACGCACTACAAGTTCAAAGCACAATCTTCCTCAATTAAGCAGATCCTCGGAGAGTAGTTTTATGTCCGGTCTTTTGTCAGATCCCAATTTTCACAGTAACGACACAGTACACAATTCAACCCGCATAGTAAGGAACGTAGTAGACAGCTACGGATTCACAGCGGGGCCAGACGAGGAATTCGGCCTCAACGACTCATTCCTCAACGGATTCAAGGGACGAGACCCTGAATTTGGATACAACGGACTAGGCGAAGTCACCTATTATCGCACCTATTCAAGGCTGAAAGAAAACGGCGGCAAAGAACACTTCTGGGAAACAATCAATCGAGTCGTCGACGGAACATTCGAAATCCAACGCCGACACTGCCACCGATTCAACCTCCCATGGGACAGGATGCGAGCACAAGACTCAGCACAAGAAATGTTCCAACGCATCTGGGACTTCAAATTCGTCCCGCCCGGACGCGGCCTTTGGGTCATGGGCACACCATTCATGTGGCGAGCAGGCGGAGCAGGATTAAATAATTGTTTCGCACACGAGACAGAATTTATCACAAGAGAAGGGATCAAAAAGCTTGGCGATTGCGTCAACACCACACAAAAGATTTTGACTTCTGGTGGCAAATGGGTCGATGCGAAAATCAAAAGCTTTGGAGAACAACAACTTACTAAAGTTGTGCTCCGTCGTGGTCGATGGCGTAAAGTTATTCATGCCACTCCAGATCACCGTTGGTTTGTTCATTCTAAATCACGAAAATTCGCCACAGTTGGTGCTGCCGATGATTCGAATAATACTTGTACTCGTGAATGTACCACTGAAGAGTTGAAAGATGGTCTTCGGTTGTCAATGAATTTTGGTCAAGGAATTAATAATTCCAATTTACGACCAAGTGCGTTTGGTATCGCTCATGGTGTCTGTTTCGGCGATGGCACAACCGGATCGGATAATGAAAGTCATGGAACATATTTGTATTTATGCAAACCCAAAGACGCACAGCTAGAAAGGTTTTTCCTTGCGTCCCATCGCACTGAAGCCCCAGAAAGGGGTGAACACGGTGCGATACGTGTTGCTGATCTCCCGAGAGCTTTTAGAAGGGCTCCAGATTTAAACGAATCGTTGACTTACCTTTACGGTTTCTTGTGCGGATATTTTGCAGCTGATGGAGACGTCACCGACAAGGGGACTGTCAGAATTGCATCATCTGAACGGCAAAATTTGGAACTTGTTCAATCTGTTTGTGCTATTCTTGGAATTGGGACGTTCGAGATCTCACAAGGTCTGCAGACAATCAAAAAAGATGGACAAGTTAAGAAATTTATTGGATATCGTCTTACTTTGATGGCCGAGTACCTTAATCCAGAATTTTTCTTGATCGATGATCATCGTGAAAGATTCGAAATTCGAATTAGTGCAAGTCGGAAGAAGATCTCCACATATCAGTCATGGTATGTCGATTCTGTGGAATCCACTTGTAGAACAGAAGAAGTCTTTTGTCCTCAAGTTCCTGAAACTTATTGTTTCACATTGGCTGGTAATATTCTTACTGGTAACTGCGGATTCGTCAGCACGAACCAAGACTTCCACGAAGACCCGGCCCAACCCTTTGCTTTCGCAATGGACATGCTCATGTTGGGCGTCGGCATCGGATTTGACACAAAGGGAGCCGACGTAGTAATGGTTCGCAAACCCGTCGACAGACGAACCAAATACATCATCGACGACAGCCGAGAAGGATGGGTCTTGGCATTCATCGATCTGGTGCACTCCTACACACTACATCCCGAGTACGGCAGATTCACCTACGACTTCAGTGAAATCCGACCCAACGGAACACCTATTAAAGGATTCGGCGGCGAAGCATCAGGCCCCGGTGAACTCGAAAAACTATTGTTCCGTGTCGATGATTTCTTCGGCAAAATGGTCGGTCGACGCATGAACAGCGTTGATATTACCGATCTGATGAACATGGTCGGCAAATGCGTCGTCGCGGGTAACGTCCGACGAAGTGCTGAGATCGCATTTGGTTTCCCTGGCGATATTGAATATCGCTCGATGAAGAACCCCGTTCGAGATCTGAGCGGCGAAGAAACCGAGAAATTCTACAAGGTCACTGGCGACCTTTATGGCAAAAACCGTTACTCAGCGACCGTTGAAGACTTCACTGGATGCGATATCCAGAGCGATAAGCTCGATAGAGCAATTGACGTCTGGAACGCTTGCAACGATCGTCGCTGGGCTTCAAACAATTCAGTGTTCAGCGAAATCGGCATGGACTACACTGACGTTGGCCAGCAAACAGCTGCTAACGGCGAACCCGGTTACATCTGGCTTGATAACATGCGGGATTATGGCCGCATGAAAGACGGTTTTCAGCCTGGGATTGATGGTCGTGTGATGGGGAGCAACCCATGCTTTGCTGGTTCTGGAAATTTGTTTACAGATTCTGGTTACAAAAACATTGAGAATTTGTGGAAAGAACAAGGAGCATTGTTGTTTGATGGTTTTGATGCCGACATGCTAGATAAATATGGTAGCCAATCTATTATTAATAACAATGGAATTTCTAAAGCCACTAAAATTTATAAAACTGGTGACAACCAAGAAGTTTTTAGAGTTAAATTCAATGATGGTTCATGGATTGATGCCACAGAAACTCATGAATTTATAGTTCTTAATCGTACTGTGCGTAGAATTGGTGGCGGGAAAAAGAAAACGTTTTTTGATGAGCAGCGATGCAAATTGGCCAATTTGCAAATTGGTCAATTGATACCTTTAAATCAGCAAGTTCATTTCGGCACATTTCATGATCCTGTTTATTCTGAGCTTTCTGGATGGTGTATTGGCGATGGGTCTTTAAGCCCACGATCATCTGGCCAAACAAGAGCAGAATGTACTGTTTATGATGAAGATTCTGTTGATGTTTTGCCACGTTTGCGTGGATTGATGTTACAATTGTTTGAAACTCATAGTAAATCTAAAAATGTTCAGCCAGAGTATGCCGGTTGGGAAAGAGATTTTTCGGGTTCTTCATTTGATCATCAAGAGACTAGAATTGGTTCAAATGTTTTAGGTCGTCTTTTAGCCGAAGATGGTGTTATCTGTGGAAATAAACACCAAGTGCCCTTTAGCGTTTTAAACGGCACGAAAGCCACACTTTGTGCATTCCTTCGTGGTTTAGCTTCTGCAGATGGCTATGTCAATTTAACTAAGAATTCTATTTCTATTAGAATTTGGCAAGTAAATGATTCTTTGTTGCGTGAATGTCGTCTTTTGCTCAATCAACTTGGTATTGCGTCCACTGTTCAGTTTCGACACAATGAACGCAAATTGAAAATGAATGATGGTAAAGGTGGTCTTAAAGAATATAATTGTAAGCCAGGTTGGGAGTTAATTGTTTCTGGTATAAAACAAACTTCTAAATTCTTAGATGATATCGGATTTATTCAAGATTGGAAATCTGCAAAAGCCGTTCAATGGTTACAAAGTCATCGTGGTTCAAATAATTCTAATACTGGTAGATATGTTAACATCGAATCGATCGAATCAATTGGTTGGCAACCAGTTTACTGCTTGACTGAACCAGAAACCAATCAAGTTGTTGTTAATGGTTATCAAGTTGGACAATGCGTAGAACAGACCCTCGAATCGTACGAATTGTGTAATCTTGTCGAGACTTTCCCGTCGAAGCATGACAATGAAGACGATTACATGCGGACCATCAAGTACGCTTACTTGTACGGCAAAACGGTCACGCTCTTGCCGACTCACAATAACCGCACCAACCGCGTTATGCTTCGTAATCGCCGGATTGGCTTGAGCCAATCAGGTATTGTCCAGGCGATGGAGAAGTTCGGGCGACGTAGATACCTGCAGAATTTCTGCGATGCTGCCTACAGCGAAATCCGAAGATGGGATAACATTTACAGTGAATGGCTCACCTGTCGAGAATCAGTCAAAGTCACCAGTGTCAAGCCGTCTGGCACAGTCAGCCTACTGGCTGGTGTGGCTCCTGGTGTTCACTTTCCTGAGGCCCGGTCATACTGGCGTCGAATGCGTATTAATAAGAATCACTCGCTGGTTGGTATCCTTGCAGAAGCGGGTTATCACATTGAGCCTTCTGTTACTGATCCGGACAATACTATCGTTGTCAAGTTCGGTGTCGAAGATGAGGGCGTCCGTCCAGTAGCCGATGTTTCGATCTGGGAACAGATGGACAATGTTGCTTCAATGCAATACTACTGGGCTGACAATGCCGTTAGCGTGACGATCAAGTTCGATCCGGATGAAGCCAAAGACATTCCCACGATTCTGTCTCATTACGAGGATCGAATCAAGGCAGTGAGTTTCCTGCCGAAGACGAACCATGGGTACGTACAAGCTCCTTATGAAGCTGCTGATCGTGAAGAAGTGAGGGATTATCTTGCTGGTTTGAAAGAGATTGATATGTCTCAGTTGGTTGAAGAAGCCGTTGGTGAGAAATATTGTGATTCTGACAAATGCGTGTTGAACTGACACACCGTTTTTGATAATTGAGCAGACAGACCCCTGTAGAATAAAATTTATTCTATCAGGGGTCTTGTCGTATTAGGATTCTCGAACGTATTAAAAACACGTTGATCTTACACTGAGGTATGATGGATGAGAGCTGTACTGAGAGATAATAAACACGTCTATCTCGACACAATTTCGGATGCCGAATCCCAGATTTTATGGGAAGCGTTTACATTCGAAGATCCGAATGCTTATAGAACCACAAGCACGGCTCGTAGCTGGCAGGGAAAATATCGAAAATTCGATCGTATCAATAAACGGGTAGTCAGAACATTCTTAGGGCGTCTGGCTTTCCAATGCCGGAAACATGATCTCCCATTTCATGTTGAAGATCAACGCCCAAAATGGAAATACACCTACATCGACGAAAAGCTTGTCGATAAGGATTTCTTGCCCGGCATCACTCTCGAAGACTACCAAATAGCCGCAATCAAGAAGGGTATCAAGTGTGAGTGCGGCATATTCAAACTCACCACCGGGGCCGGTAAAACAGAGATCATAGCCGGGATGTGTAAGGCAATTAATTGTCCTACTCTGATTCTTGCTGATATGACCGTTGTGGTTTCTCAACTTAGCGATAGACTGAAATTGCGTGAAGTGGCTAGTGAGATCGGTATGTTTTTCGCTGGCGAAAAGCCTAACGGAGAGCAGATCGTCATCGGATCTATCCAAAGCCTCAACCCGCCCAAACCGCCCAAGGACGAGCCAGAAGAGGGCTCGTATAAGAACGAAAAGACATTCAAGCAGGCTCATAAGCGTTGGGAATCATCGCTTTTGGCTTATGAGACGCGGAAACGCAATTATAAGATGTTGATGGAGTATGTGAAGAATGCGGAGATGATAATTGTTGATGAATGTGATCACAGCAACTCTTCGACTTATAAGCAAGTAATTCGTAAGCTTTTTAATGGTCGACGTCGATATGGGTTCTCGGCTACCCCGTTTGATGATGAAAAGCCGATTTCGAATTTGAATGTCGAAGAGAATTTCGGCTACATTATTTTCGAAATGCAACGTAAAGAAATCGAGGCTCGGGGCCGGATCATTCCGTTGAAGTATCGAATGATGGTTTATGAAGACCCCCAATTCGATCTTCATAATAAGATTGCTTTGGATGAAGCGACGAATCTGTTCATGGTTGAGAATCAGAGATTCCATGATCTAATTCTTGCTATTGTGCAATTCCATGCTGGTGAGAAGAATATGATCCTTGTGGATAGAATTCCGTTGGGTGAGAATTTGCTTGAGTCGGCTCGTGCGAGAGGTATGACTGCAGGGTTCATTTATGGTAAGACGCCAAAGCGGGAGAGGACTGAATTTATTGATCGTTTTGCTGCTGGGGACCTCGATGTTCTAATTGGAGGGAAAATAGTTAATAGAGGTCTTGACGTCAAGGGTGGCGTCGATAACCTGATAATGGCTGCTGGCGGGAAATTGAGATCCGATTTCCTGCAGAAGATTGGACGTGCTCTAAGGGTAAATAATAGAGGATTCAGCTACGTGTACGACGTGCTGTTCCGATGCAATCATTACCTGTACGAGCATGGCAAAGCCAGACTCAAAACCATCGTCGATGCAGAATACGATTCTGCGGTCAATTTTGGACATGATACAATAGATGGTCCTACTCTCATCAAACGCAACTTCCGACCTCCGGCCAAGCCTAAAGCCGGACAGAGAAGAATTGAAGAAAAAACACTATTTCATCAATGAAATCGTTGAATGGAAACTGACCCGGTATATCTGGACCGGGACCACTAGTGTAATCTACCGAAACTCCATCATGGAGCACGCCAATGAGCTGATTATTCAACTCATTCGCAAACAGGGCCTCTACAACATCTACCGAGGTCATGATCCCAGTGCGTTGAACGAGCTTGTGCATGTCGCGTACATGCAAATCGAACGCACCCTCTACAAATACAGAGCCCGTGCTCATTGTCGCGGTTGCTTCTCGTATGATCGCCCCAATGCCTCGGTTCTTTATGATCCGGCTGCTTTCGAGTTCGGGATAATCAATCCGGATCGATTGGTGCAGATGTACCCCAAGTGTCCACATTGTGGACAGGTCTTAAAGAATGACGGGTATATCGAGCCTTCCCAAGGGTTGTATGGTGGGACTTATCATGTTCTTTATAGGGGCATGTCTAAGGTCTTTAACATGTGGTCGCAGGTGGCTCGCACGGTTATCCTAGCGTATGTGAAGAAGGACACTCGGGACGTACGCAATGGTGATAATTACACTGAGTTTATCTCGCGTAAGCACTCAAATGGCAACAATGAGCAGTATACTAGTGCTTTGCTGCAGGCTAAGCGGGAGATGTGGTTTAATCCTGATTATTGTGATGTGGTTGATGCTTTGATTGAGCTTTCGAGCGAGTCGGACCCTGATAAGAATTTCAAGAAGAAATTATGTACTATATCTGGAGTCGAACGTAAAAGTGTTGACCATGCATTGGTCGTCCTACGTGTAATGATGGAATTGCATGCTGAGAATTTCGATGCACGAGAATTGCGATGCAGTTAAATCATATTACTGACGGTGCTTTCTTTCCTCATAAGTGGGGAGATCCTGTCAGTTCATTTGTTGATCCCAAGGAACGAGATAGATGGCTAAAACGAACAAATCCGACTGGGTCCTCGCAGTCTGCACCGGCCAAGCCCCGGCGTTCGAAAAAGTCCAAGAAATCCTCGAAGAAAAAAACATCCAAATAACGCCCAGGGATTACATTGAAGCCTGTCAGCGGAACGGGCTTAACCCGGACATAGATCCTACCTTTATCAAAATTGCAGAAGGTAGTGCTACCCTTGAGGATGTTAATCTTCTATTAGAGGATGTTGCAAGCTCCGTGCGTGATAGAATTCAACGCCGGATTAGGAAGAACCCTACCAAGGGGCATATAACTCCAGGTGGTCATCAGAAACTTGGTAACATTCGACCTTCTGGAAGAGTGAACCCCAAGCGTAAACGATCGGGCCACACTCAGGAACATGGTAGAGGTGAACATGGACACGACAAATCAACCGACTCCCAGCGACAATCCGCAGCCAACGAGTCCGCAGATAACGAACCCGATGGAAGAGATGGAGGCGATGCTGAGTGAGCTTGATGGCACACTCGCAGACCCGCCACAAGTCGGAGAGTTAATGGAGCAAGAATCCTCTAGCCAAAAAGTTACGCAGAGGATTATCCAGGAAACCGACGACCAAATTGAAGAAGACGACCGTGACGAATTCGAAGACTACGTCATCGAAAAAGCACAAGCAATAACAAATCTTGTGCTCACTAACTGTGCTGAAGATCGCGAAGAAGCAACAGCCGCCATTCAAATGATCAAAGACCTGATTCAAAGTCAGGACAAAGTCGTCCACGGCGGAACTCTACAAAGACTTCTCCAAGCAATCGACACCCGATCCAGCATCAGCCAAACCGTCGTCAAAGTCCTGGAATCTCAGGCGAAAATTCTATCTGCTCGCAAAGGTCCCTCTAAGAACATAACTAATAATTCAACCAATACAGCGGTTGGAAGTGCTGGCCTCGTAGCCATGCTCGAAAACGGTATGAAAAGTAAGGGTCAATAGTGAACGAACTCGAAAAAGAAATACACAAATGCCAAAGCTCTATCGTATATTTCCTATCCCAACATTGCCACATTCAGCACCCATCAGCTGGCATCATCCCGTTTAACCCATTCAAGTATCAACTCAACGCACTAAGCCAATTCGACAGCCACAGGTTCAACATCGTAAAAAAATGCCGACAATGCGGCATCTCCCAAATCTCCGGAGCCTACGCACTCCACCAGGGAATGTTCTTCCCATATCAAACCATCCTCATCATCTCCAAGAAAGAAGACGACGCGAAAGGCTTCTTGAGACGTAACATCACCTTCCTGTTCGACAACCTACCAGAATGGATGCAAAAGCTCTGGGAACCCGAAAAACGAAACGAGCACGAAATAGTATTCCCCAATGGCTCAAGCATCAAATCACTCACAAGCAGCTCCGAAGTTCTACGATCCCACTCCGCGTCACTAAATATTATTGACGAAGCAGCCTTTATTCCGAGTATGGACCGTATGTGGGCATCAGGTTATTCTTGCGTCGTAGCTGAAACGCTACTGACAACTGACACCGGGCTAATCCGTATGGATTCGCTTGTCAGCGGAAAAGAACGATGGCAAGACATCGACATCAAAGTACAAACAGACGAAGAAATCCTACCAGCCGACAAAGTCTACCTATCAGGCACAGGACCAGTCCGCAAAATCACAACCGACCTAGGGCTCGAACTCACCACCACACCCAACCACCGATTCAGAGTCATCGACCCCAACGGTGAGTACGTCTGGCGTTACATGAACGATGCCTCACCCGGTGAATACATCGTAGTCCGATTGGGCGACACACCAGAAATCAAAAAAGTCAACCCAGAACTCTACCTTGCTGGTATCCTATTCAGCAGAGGTCACGTAGTCGGCAAACAAATCCACACCAAATTCAACAGCCAACTACAAACCACAGAATTCATCGAAGTCTTAACCGAATACTTTGGTCAAGACGGATTCGTCATCAACAAACGACAACTAAAAGTCAGCTCTCCCAAAGCGTTCGAACTAGCCGAAAAATACGGCATCTCGCTAACCACTGAACCAACAGAACGACGAATCAGTGATGAGATTCTAGAACTGGGACGCGACAACTACTACCATGTTCTTTGTGGCATAATCGATTCACAAAGTGCTAGCGGAAAACGAATCGGAGCAATATTCGACAGCCAAGAATTGGTCCGAGACATCCAAAACATCATGTTCGATTTTGGATTCCCGATCTCAGTGTCCCAGACATCGGCTGGACACCACCGATTAATAATCGTCGACTCCGATCTCGGAAACACCTTCTCAGAACACTTCTACTCAACCCGCCACGACCTACGACTCTGTGCAGAATCCGGCCAATCATACAACACCGACCATCCAGTATTGGTCCACCTTTTCGAAGCCGAATGCAACACTCTGATTCGTGAGAACCCCGGTGATGAAGAAATCACCCGATGTGGGTCTTATGGACGAATTCGATACAACGATATTAATGGCCTATTCAAGCATGAAGTAGGCGACATCAATAGTTGGCTCGTGAAGAATAAGCTCTTCGTCGACAAAATCGTTAAAGTCGAAGAAGACATTCGAGAAACATTCGACATCCAAGTCCCCGAAAAACACTGCTACGTATCAAACAGTCTTGTGAGCCACAACACACTCCAACACGGTGGTCGTGTGATTGTGGTTTCTACGTTGAACGGTATGGGTGATTGGTACTACAAAATGCTCAAGGGAGCTGAGCAGAATGCCAACGGGTTCAATCTCATTACCATCAATTGGTATGACATGGATTGGGAGATCGAGTACAAGGATAAGGGTACCAACGAGCAAGTTAGAATTGCCCCATGTGATGGTATTCGAGAATGCGTTACATCTGAAGAAAGAGAGAAGTACGGCCCATATTGGTCTCCCTGGTTGCAAAAGCAGTATAATGCTCTAGCGGAAGAAGGAGAAACATGGAAGTTCGACCAAGAAATCTTAGCCCGCGTGGTCAGCTCTGGTAAGACTGTTTTGCCAGCTCTGAATCTTGATGCTATCGATGAAATGGTTCGCAAGCCCCTCAAGATCGCTAAGGGGATTCAGCAATACATGCACCCGATCAGACGGGAGCCGATTCAGTTGGATTTCGATTTTGAAGGGAATCAGGGCCTCTGGTTCTGGGAAATGCCTGTCCGTCAACACCCGGACGCCCCACAGGGTTATACCTACACGATGGGCGTTGATACGATGACTGGTCGTGGCAATGACTTTCATGCTCTTGAAGTCTTTTGCCTAGAGACTGGTGAGCAAGTTGCTGAAATGATGATGCGTTGCATCCCGAAGATGCTTTGTCCATATGTTGATATGCTTGGGCGTTTCTATAATAATGCTTTGGTTAATGTGGAACGCAATAATGGTGGTGATGGTGTAATCGATGAGCTTCGGCTTGAGTATGGTTATCCTAATCTCTGGCGTAGGATTAGAATTCCTGATAAAGCTGGGGTAAAACCGAAGCTTGATCCTTATGGTCATTTTACGACTGATATTAGTAAGATTGGCCTGAATAAGATGATGATCAACCTACTTGGTCGGCCTGAATGCGTGAAGGTTTATAGTTCACGCTTGCATGACCAATTGTGCACATACATTAATCACCGAGATCGTGGTGGTAGACCCACTGGTAAAACTGGTGCGGAAGTCGGTTGTCATGATGACCTTTGCCTCGGAGCGGGGCTTGGTTTGGTGGCACTGGTTAGCAATCCTGATCCAAATAAAAGTAAAGTATTACCTTTCAAGATCGATCAGGATATTGCTTTCGCTACCACCACCACCACTTCAGACGAAACCATTATCGCATACGATCAGAATTTGGTGTCACCAGTATCGGTCGACCACGACGAACCTAACGGTCCTGAATCCACGTCATACGAGGATCAAGTGGCCGGATTCGCCCGTGACCTTTGGCTTGGCGACCGAAAAAAAGTGGAAGCACCTGTAGTCAAGAGAAAATCATATTATGGCAAGTAAATGATAGATTGGAATGCCACCAAGGGAAATTTCGGATATGGTGCAGAATGTGTCAAAAATGCCTACAGACCTAAGGTAATATGTAGATGCGATTTATGTAACAAAGAGAGGATTGTTACTATAAGAGTTAAATCCCGCGTGGTCGAAAATCAGATTGATTGGAAGTGCCCAGCATGTATTGGGCAAGGTTTATCCGAAAAATTTTCAGAATCCACAAAACAATGTTGGCTTGATTCTGAATATAGAAGTAATCAAGTTGATGTTAAAAAATCTGGCGAATATCTTGAAAACCAAAGAAAGATGGGAGAAGAAAGATGGGAAGATTCTGACTACAGAGAGAAATTCAAATCAATAACAAATGATGAATATATCGAAAGAGCCATAAAAGCAAATAAGGAATTATTTGATTATAGCGAAACGATTTTTATTAATTGGAAAAATAAAATCGATTTTAAATGCAATCTTTGTGGTAACATCTCTCAGCAGTCTCCATACAATCATTTAACAATACCGTCTTGCAAATTTTGTTCTACCAGTTCTGGACAGCTTTTAATCAATGATCATATCACATCTTTAGGTTATGAGACAGTTATTAATGATCGCACTTCGATTTCACCGTTAGAAATAGATATTTATATTCCAGAATTAAAATTCGGTATAGAATATCATGGTTATTATTGGCATTCTTACAATAAACAAGAAACAGTAAAAGAAAGGAAAAAACATCAAGATAAGGCACTATTAGCAATTAAGAATAATATTTCTCTTAAACAATTTTATTGTTTCGAATGGAATAATCAGAAAGATCTTATAAAATCAATGATAGGTCACTATTTAGGCAGATCATCAAAATTGCATGCAAGAAAATGCGGTATTATTGAAATAAGCGAATCAGAGGCCAATCTTTTCTTTTCTGCTAACCATCTTCAAGGACACAGGCCAGCACGTCATTATCTTGCTTTGATTTTTAATAAATCAATCGTTGGTGCTGTTTCTATCAGCAAAACCAAAGGTGGCTGTGAATTAATAAGAATGGCTTTTAAGAATGGGTCAACAGTAATTGGTGGTGGGTCCAGATTGATTAATAATGCGATGAAATTGTTTAAGATTTCTAACTTGTTCACTTTTGCTGATTTGAGATACTCTACCGGCAACGTTTACAAGAAGATTGGTTTTAAAGAATTGTGTGTAACCAAACCAAATTATAAATATGTAACTAAAAGTGAGATACTATCCAGACAAAGATGTCAGAAACATAGATTATCAAGAATGCTTGGTGAACTGTTTGATCCAAATCTAACTGAATCTCAAAATATGTTCAACGCTGGTTATCGACGTTTGTGGGATGCTGGCAATATTAAAATGGTGAAACATGGCGAGTAATTGGTTAGCATTCGATAGACTTCGAGCTTATATCAGTGGTTCAGGTCTATATCGACATGAAAACATTCTCCAGGATCAGCCGTCTCTTGACTCCCTAACTAGTGCTGGTCCAGAACGCAATGGCCTACAATCGGCCATTATACAGAGCATCCAAGTCAACTACTTTCGCAGAGAAAGGTATAAGGATTATGACAAAATGGATGAAATGGGCGAGATCTCTCTTGCCCTTGACATGTACGCAGATGAATCCTGCGTAGTCAACCCCGAAACCGGGCACATCATCCAAGTCTACGGGGAAAGCACAAGAGTCAAAGAAGAGGTACAAAACCTCTACAACAAGACCCTCATGTTGGACCACCAATGCCGGTCCATCGTACGATACCTCTGCAAATACGGCGACTGTGCCTTCCGCATCGTCCTCGACAAAACCCGTACCGGCGTGGTCGGCCTCAAAAGGCTAGATGTCTACAACTTCACACGGATCGAAACAGCCAACGGCGACCTCGTCGCTTTTCACTATTCTGACCCGGAAATCAACCAGTCCTACTTCCTGCACCCATGGGAAGTAGTACACTTCCGCCTGACTAACTTCGAAGCCAAATTCCACCCTTACGGCAAGTCCGTTATCGAAGGTGGACGTAAGGCATTCAAGCAGTTGATCTTGATGGAAAGCTCGGCTGTCATTTATCGGTTGTGTCTTACTGGTGACAGTAAAATTATGACTAGCAACGGGCCAATTCCAATTAAGGATATAAAGATTGGCGACTTGGCTTATTGCTATACAGAAGATGGTGTTAAATTAACTAAAGTAACGAATTGGATTAGTAATGGAATTCAAGATGTCTTTAGAGTTAAGACTAAATATCGCCATCTTGATGCAACAATTACCCACCCATTTTTGGCGTTGGATGTAGACACGGGGAATACGGAGTATGTTGATGTCAAGAATCTTGTTCCAGGAAGACACCATATTGTAGTTCCAACCCCTGATTCTCCTGATAATTGTTCACTACCACCGCAATGGGCCGGTGTTGAGTACGCTAAGCTGTCAGATGAACAATATCAATTGTTTAGAAGCAATGATTATGATAATATCACGTCTTCAATGAGAGAACTGAACCATCCCGTAACTCTGACTAGACAATTTTTGTATGCTAGAAAGAGAATGCCGCTAAGTCAGGCTCAACAATTATGTGAAATATTGAATCTTGATTCTAACAATCTTATTGTAGAATCTAAAGGGATTAAGATAGTTCCCAATATACCGAAAACGGCTAATATAGATCTGATGAGGTATCTCGGGTTTATTGTTGGTGATGGTTCGGTCACCACTGGTAATAGGATAACCTTAGCGATTGGTGACTATAAGCCATTTAATCAATGGTACCTTAACTATGCTAAGACATTGTGCCCTAATTCTTGGGAAGAAGGTCCTGAGAACGATCGTAAAGTAGTGTCTAGCAACAAGATTCTACACAATACTGTTAGTTCTTGGGGGTTCTTAGGAACATCAAAAACTAAAAGGATTCCTGGATGGGTATTCGGGCTAAGCCATGATTTGATAAAGTCGTTTATCACCGGGTTTATTGAAGCTGATGGTAATAGCCATATGTCTGGATATGACTACTTCGCATTAGAATTATGCAACGAAAATCTCGTTGAAGACTTCAAACATTTGTGCGATT